TTAACCGGTGATTCTGTTACAGGATGGATCAATGGAATACCTACAGTACCAGCCGGTACGATTAGTCAATTTACTTTCACGGTTACTGTTAGAAAAGTAAACGACTTAAGTTTTGCATCATTATTCAACTTTGGATTTACAGTTTCAAATGAAATAGATCCAAATATAACTTGGTTAACTCCTGCATATATAGGAGAAATTAATAATGCGACAAAGAGTACATTAAAGATACAGGCATCATCTCAAGTTGATTTGACTTATGAATTAATATCAGGAGAACTACCTCCTAACTTAATATTACAATCGAACGGAGATTTAACTGGTACTACAGCATTTCAACCAAGCACAACAATTGTAGATGCAAATGAAAAAACTACATTTACATTTACTGTACAGGCTTATAATGTAGATAATCCATTAATCACTAGTACTAGAACATTTACATTAGACGTAGTACAAGAGTTTCCAGAACCTACTGATAACTTATATATTAAGTGTACTCCAGGATTTGAAGATAGAGCAATCATTCAAAATTTATTGACAGACAATAATATTATACCTGAACAATTTTTATACAGACCTGATGATAGCAATTTCGGTAAGGCACAAAATGTAATATATGCACATGCATATGGTATCGATGCAAGTCAATTACCTGAATATGTTGCAGCAGTAACTAAAAATCATTACTGGAGAAATATCACATTAGGTGAAATTGAAACAGCAGTAGCCAAAGACGAAGAAGGCAATATAATTTATGAAGTTGTTTATAGTAAAGTTATTGACAACCTAATTAACCCACAAAATATTAGTATTAGTAAAGAAATAATATGGCCTACACTAATCAATTTAGGCATAGGCCCATTCTATACAAGCATTACTGATATCTATACTAGCTATGAGTTTGATAGAAATCAAAATCTATTAACTACAATATTAAAACAAAAGTTGTTGACTCAAAACTTAGTTCAATTGTTTACTAACCAGGGAGATCCTAGATTTTATACAAGTCTAACACCTGGATATGCTAAAGTTTTATATCCAAACAGCTTACCTAACATGCGCCAGCAAGTAGCAGATGTATTAGGACAACAATATAATTATAAGTTACTGCCTACTTGGATGACTAGTCAGCAACAAGATGGTAATACATTAGGATATACTCCTGCGTGGGTAATCGCGTATGTTAAACCAAGACAATCATATACAACTGTTGCAACACAGACTGTTGCTATAGACAACATAGTAGTAGTTGAAAGCACTGAAGGTTTTATAGTAGGTAAGCCAATCGTCTTTACAGGAACAACTTTTGGCAACATCTTTAATAATGATACTTACTATGTAAAAGAAATTGTCAGCGATACTGAAATAAAAATTAGTCAAACAGCAGATGGAGATGTTTATACATTATTAACTGCATCAGGTCGTATGACTGCTAAATTCTTAGAAATTTCTTATAGCGACATTATTAAAGCCAACATAGAAAACTTGTGGCCATATAAACTAAATCAAATCGATTTCAAGATCGACAGATTTAGTGTAGATAAGTCATTAACATATAATTATGATAATAGCACTAGCCCGCCAACTTGGACTGGATTGCCTAGTGGAACGCCTGTTCCAAATCCCCAAGATAGTAAAGATTTTTACGTATTGTTCCCTAGAAAGACTATTTTACCTAAGGATCCTCAGTATTACTAAATACAGTACGAGATAAATTATGAGTACAATAAATACAAACCCATTAAATGTCAATTATCCAGTACCAGGTATTAATAATAATAGCCAGGGATTCAGAGATAATTTTCAAAATATCAAGGTAAATCTTGACATTGCTGCTAATGAAATTACTGACTTACAGAATAAGGCTGTATTAAAATCAGCACTAGCAAACACAGCAGGTGCTATTAATAATGACATGGCTAATACACTTATAAGCAATGCAAGCACACGCAGTTTTAGAAGCACATCATACAATTTGGGTAACGCACTATCTGGAACTGTTCTAGTTGACGCTAGTTTAGCAGACGTATTTTATGGTAATGTATCAAACAATATCTCATTACAATTTGGTAGCTGGGCTCCAACACAGACTCAACAAACAATTTATTTGCAAATAGGCAAAGACCCAACATCTAATACAGATTTTAACATTCAATTTCCACCTGAAGCAGTATATGACAGTAAAAACTTTGGCTTAACAGCATTACAAAATTATAGTGGTAATGGTAATGTCAGTTTTCCAAATGACGTTAGTTTGTTGAATCTTAGAATTAGTACTTTAGATTGCGGTAATACTTTTTATATTGAACCTGTTAACATGTCAGCACAGACAGCACAGATTCAATCACGTACCCCTCCGCCAACCGGCTTCTTGGGGGACGTTGCAGGTACAGTCGCAGTTGACGCAGACTATTTGTATGTTTGTACAGCCGATTATGATGCAGTTAAAATTACAGCATTAAATGGTACTGCTACCACAGCAGGTGCAAATACTATTACTATGAGTGCAGATATTGCACCTACGGGCGTAACTGTAAACATGCCTGTAGTATTTGATACGATGTTTATAGATGGAAATTCTGTAGCAACTTTTGGAAATATTATAGCTGGTCAGGTTTATTATGTTAAATCAATACCAACAAATAATACTATGACTATCAGTGAAACTAGATCAGGTGGTACTGCCGGCCCAACGTTTGGATTAACTACTGTAGCTGCAAACGTTACAACTACCATGGATGCTACATTTTATAATGGCAGTGATATCTGGAAAAGAGTACAACTATCATCATGGTAAAGCATGGAACATCCATTTATCAATAATCTTCAAGACTTAAGTTTAGAAGATTTGCAAGAAAAAATAGGCGATCTAACTAAAAAGCTAAATTTTGCATATAGAATGCAAAATGGTCCAATGATACACCAGATTAATATGGCATTAGAAAGCTATAAAAGCGAGTATTCCAAAAAGATGGATAACTTAATTAAAAAGCAGAATATCAATTCACAAATAAAGGTAGAAAAGAAATAAAATATGAATGCACGAATAGAGAAAGATTTTGTATTTGATGCGGCAGTACATTTTGAAAATAACTTTTTAATAAACAATTATTACGCCAATCTTTACATGTCTATACTGACTGACTCAGCACATGAGCAAAACGTAGCCATAGAAAGAATGAATTATTTTTTGACTAACTGTGTAGAAAATAGTATTTTTGTTTTAAGCACAGAAACAAAAATTATTGAGAATTATGAAAAAGCTGGTATTAATGTGCTTAGACTGCCTGAAGAACCATACGATCAGATCATTGCATGTGTATTAATGCTAAAGTTAAATTCAATAATGGAAGGCAAGATACATGTAGATGATATTGTATTTGGTAGTAAACTAACTGCAGGAATTAAATTTAACATTAACTATGATGAAACAGCACAGTTCGCCGAAATGAAAGATTGGTGGAACGACAATTCAACAAGTACCCAATCTAAGCAAAGTAAAAAGAAAGACAAAGTAATTAAACTATTTGAAAAAGACGATTGGAAAGAATTGGGATTACTTTGGAAAGAAAAGAAAGCTTGACACATCACTAGTTTTGCTTTACAATATTTCAATGCATAGAGATAACTATGGTCAGTTAATTTTTTCTGAGGAAGACCTGTGTGAACAATTCATGCTGGATCCAGAAAAGCAATTACAAAAAGTATTAACTGACTGTAATATCAACTTTGATAGCAATTTAGATTTAGTTTATAAACCAAAACTGTTACAATATGTAGACCCAAAGATATCTATACAAGAGTTTGATATTGCAAATCAATCAATATGGTTGATGCCAGACGAGTATAAGAATCTTGACATAGCACAATATATTTTGGATAAGTGTACTAACGATAGTGAATTACAACGTACTGGACAAGAACTATTATTATACCAAGATAACAATATGTTTGATTTACTCAAGTATCTAAAGTATTTGGTTGATACTATGAGAGCTAACAACATTGTTTGGGGAGTAGGTCGTGGTAGTAGTGTTGCTAGTTTTGTTTTATATTTACTAGGGGTACACAAAATAAATAGTTTGTACTACGATCTTCCAGTGGAAGAATTTTTTAAATCGGGAGCAAAAAATGCGTAACAAAACTTATAAAACTGCCAGAGGCAAAACTGTTGACATGAATGCACTATTGGCAAAGAATGAAAAAACTCCTGCCGTAGGTAATATGAAAGCCAATGCTCGGGGCGATATCATAGATCACAATGGAAAAGTATTAGTTCCGGTTACTGATCGTATCAGTCAACAATATGCACAAACTGTTGGTAACAAATCAGCACAAGTACAAATTAAACCAACACCACCTAAGCCAGAATTAACAAAAGAAGAATTGGAACTTGAAGCAGAACTTAATGATGATTTTGAAGTAGAGGAAATTAAAAAGAAAAATGGCTAATATTAATCCATATAAAGTAGGTAAGATTCGTGCGTTACATGACACTATTATTGTGTCTGATATGTATTTTGGAGAAAGAATCACTAGTAGTGGTCTTATCCTTAGAAACGACGATATGAAAAATACTGGTATTCGTCCACGTTGGGGCAAGGTTTATGCTGTAGGTCCTGAAGCAAAGGGTATAAAGGTTGGACAGTATATTTGTATTAGTCATGGTCGCTGGACACGCGGTATCAAAATTGAAGATGAAAATGGTGAGCAGACCATTCGTAAAGTTGATCCAAAAGACGTTCTAATGATAAGCGACGAGCCAGTAAACGATCTTACATTAAGTGATAAGGAAATCTAAACAGTTGACATTGTATTCTTATTCAACTAAACTTATTGCATGAATAAAAAACTCTGGGTCGAAGCGTACAGACCTAAAACTGTCGCAGAGTATGTTTTTGTCGATCAAAAGCAAAAGAATATCGTTGAGCAATGGATTAAGGATGATAGCATCCCGCATCTGTTGTTGAGCGGTGATCCGGGTACAGGTAAAACTACTCTAGCAAAAGTTCTCATCAATGAACTTGGTATCATTGATTATGATGTATTAGAAATTAATGCTTCACGCGAAAATGGCATTGACATGTTGCGTGAAAAGATCAACAGTTTCGTGCAGACTATGCCATTTGGCAAGTTCAAAGTAGTGCTGTTAGACGAGGCAGATTATTTGACCCAAGCCTCGCAAGCAGCTTTGAGAAATGATATGGAAGCGTATCACGAAACAGTACGCTATATCCTCACTTGTAATTATAGACACAAGATCATTCCTGCACTCAAGAGTCGCTGTAATGAGTTTCATATTAGCAAAACTGATATGACTGAATTCACAGCCAGGGCTGCAACTGTTCTTGTAACAGAAAATGTCGAGTTTGATCTTGATGTTTTGGATACGTATGTACGAGCAACTTATCCTGACTTGCGTAAATGTTTGAATCAGTTGCAAGTCAATAGTGTTACTGGTAAACTTTTGCCTCCCCACGCAGAGGGAAACACAGAAGATGAACTATTAGTCCGAACTATCGACTTGTTTAAAGCAGGAAAGTTGATGGAAGCGCGACAAGAACTATTACATTATATTTCACTATATCCTACTAGAATTGAAGATATCTATACGTGGATGTATAGCAATCTTGATTTGTGGGGTAAAACTCAAGAACAAAAAGATCGCGCTATAGTTGTTATTCGTAATGGTCTTGCTAGTTTGCCATCAGTTGGTATTCCAGAGATTAGTCTAACAGCAACTATTATTGAACTAACAACTTTATAAATTAAATAGAGCAAAGGAGACATACTATGTCATGGCAAGCAACATTAACAATCCATAATAATACAGATTATAATCTTACAGTCACACACAATACTACAGGTGACTTGACTACTATTAGTCCAGGACAGAGTTGGTCAAATACTACTAGCGATCCAAATAACACGAATGCATTGAAGTTTTGGCAGCAGCCAAACGTTTGGTTCATGCAAGGCAGTGCAAGCTTTGGACCAACAGCAGGTGTGTGGGTAGATCGTGGTTGGATGGATCCTAATGGTCAATCAATCAAGATGACAGCTAATGCCAATGGTACTGTATTCGTGCAGACTAGTAACGGTGGTAAAGAAATTCTTGCTTGGAATCAATTTGAGCAAGGTGGTACAATTGATTTGACTTTTGACAAACAATAAACTATGCGATACTTTTTAGTTACCTTTTTTAGAAAGCCCGGCGGTCAAATTGACGAGCAAGTTGTAGTAAGCAAACGTTGTAAGCCTGCTGATTTGCAAAGTTGTAATTTGATTATGGATTTTACTAATAGAAAAATTGAAAAGTTTGTTGTCGAAGGTAAACGCCCTGAGCGTTCATTTGACGATCTAGCAAATTATTATAGGAAAGTATATCCTGTTCTAATTGAACAATTAGAAAAAGAAGCACAATTCGCACTAAAGAAAACGGGGAAATAATTCCCCGTTTTTTATTATCGATATAAGTCTAGAACGTGTTCAATCATTCTATGTCGTCTTATATCCTTAGTCTCAAATTCACAAACACCGATACCGTATACAGGATTGTCTTTTAATCTACTGGTCAAATCTAATAGACCATTGTCTGCGGTTCGTCTGTCGGTCTGTTCGATGTCACCTGTTACAACAATTTTACTACCTTCTGCTATGCGTGTTAATAGCATTTTTATCTGACTTGGTGTAGCATTTTGTGCTTCATCAAGTATGACCCAACTGTCCTTGAAGTTTCGACCACGGCAGAATGCCAGTGGAGTGATTTCAATGATTTGCTCATTTAACATGTGGGCTATTTCTTTCATTGAGTAAAATTCACGCAGTACGTCTAGTAATGGACGCACCCACGGTTCCATTTTACTATTCAAGTCACCGGGTAAAAACCCATGCTTTTCATCATCGACCGCTACCGCAGGTCTAGTCAATATGATTCTATCGCAGTCGCCTTGTCTTAGGGACTTGATCGCGGCTAGCATCGCTAAGTAAGTTTTGCCGGTGCCAGCTGGACCGGATACAACTACGATGTCTAAGTCTCTGTCGATAAGTGATAGTATATATTTTTCTTGATTGACTGACTGCGGTAGCAGTTCTACTGGTTTACGTTGTTTTTTGTATTCTTGGTTAAAATCTATTGTTTTTGTTTCATAAATTTGAAACTGATTAGTTGATTTATGGTTATGCTGCTTCTGTTGCTCTTTTCTCAAAGCGCCAGTTTTTCTTTTACTCAATGTAAAGTCTCCTTTATAGAAGGATATTTTTCAATCCCATAAGTATTTACGGCCTACAATAGTGTAATATTGCAGTACAAATACCATACGTTTTTTTGATAAATAATATACCTGCAAAGTGATACCTAATTAATATTCCTTTTAGTCTCAGATAAATACATTATGACCCATAAAGTAGCAGATGATTTTTTCAACGATATAGACTTCACTAGTATAGTCAGTACTGTTAAAGGCATTATGACTAGCGACGGCGCTATGTCAGTACTATTGGATTTCGAGCGCGTTTTAGACGAATCAGATGTATATGCTTTTAAAAACTGGCTGTTGGGCGAATTAGTACAGGGTCCTGACATTGGACGATATAACGTTACTTGTATGTTCATGTGGCCATATAAACTAATGCCAGATCCACGCGGTGCAAAAAGACTATTATCAATTGGATGTGATATTGACTTTGCTGAAGGTAAAGTCAAAGTACCAGTAGAAGTTAAGAATTACGACGATCTTGAGCAGGGTACAAATTATCCTAAATCTGTAGAAAGAAAAGTATGGTTTGTTAAAATTACTATACCTCTTGAATTGATGGATGATATTAAAGAAGGATCAATCGATCTAGCTGATCAAACTATCGATCTAAATGAGTTGGATGAAGCATACGACGAAGATTTAGATAAGGATGATACACAGGAAGAGCAACCTGAGAATGAAGCAGAAAACGCATTATCAGCAGGTCAGCCAAACATAGGTCCGCCGGGAATTTAATATGACCAATAAGATTTTAAATGAAGGTTTAGATTATCATGACCTTAAAGGTCAAATCGAACCTAAATTAACAGTTGATGAATATGCTGCTAAGATGGGTAAGGATAGTGATATAGTTACTATCACTTTTATTGTCAATAGCAAATTAGCAGCAAATGATTTAGTAAATTGGTTAGAAATAGGATACGATTATATTTTAGATGCTAGTGTAAGCGACGGCGAAATTGAACCAGGCAAGTGGTTAGTGTTTGCTGAGATGAAACGTAGAACTAGTGTTCCAGAAAGAATTATTGAAATATTAAAAGACCTAGAAACATTAACTGATATCAAAGTAAAAGATTATACTATTCAAATTAATGATGAAGATTATGATGCCGATGAAGATGTATTAAAACAAATAATACAATTATCGCCACACGAATATAGAAAAGACAAAGAACACGAAGAAGAATTAAACGAATTTAGAAAGATAGCAAACATACCAGAAAAGAAAATGTTTGAAGATAACGAGTATACAAGGTACGTAAAATCATTAGCAGGATTATAATGCGGCCTATTACAGATCCAATTACGATACCAGTCTCTAGTTTCCCGCTTTCTAAAACAAAAAAAGTAGAAGTAAGCCAACCCTTAAAGGCTAAAAAGTTAGAAGAAAACTCTGCTAGCATTTTAGGTAAATTAAAAACTATGGCAGTTAATAAAAAATAGAGGTATAAATTATGTCATTCATGCAAAACTTAAAAACAATGTTAGCCGATAGTGATGATATCTCAGCATTGTCAAGCAAGCGTGTTATAGCATTATTAGCTTTTATTTGCTGCATGGTTGGATTCTTTGTTGATCTATTTACCAATTATCAAATTACACAAGCAATATTTGATAGTATGATGTGGATCGTTATTTCTGGATTGGGTTTTACTGGTCTAGAAAAATTTGCTGGTAAATTTCAAGTAACACCTAAAACTGAAAACGATAATATAGGTTGACATACAATTCAAACTAAACTATACTAAAGCATGGATCACTATGCTGTGTTAGGTGTTGCAAAAAATGCAACTCCTGACGAAATAAAAAAAGCCTATAGAAAACTAGCAAGCCAACATCATCCCGACAAGGGTGGTGATACCGCCAAGTTCCAGCAAATACAAGAAGCATATGCTATATTAAGTGATCCTGGTAAAAGACAGCAATATGATAACCCACAGCCTCAAGGATTTGGATTTCATCCAGGTCCTGGTGGCTTTCAATGGAATGTTGATGGCATGGATATACATGATATCTTTAGCCAAATGTTTGGGCAGGCGCATCCTGGACAGCGTAATAACAGACAAATTTATAGAACAAGAATTAATGTATCATTATTGGATGCATTTAATGGTTCAACACAAACATTAAAAATTCAAAATGAACAAGAAAGTAAAGTAGTAGAATTAAATATTCCAAAAGGTGTAATGCATGGAACCCAAATACGTTATGATAACCTGCTACCTAATTCTTCCTTATTGGTACAATTCCATGTATTGCCTGATTTAAAATTTGAAAGACGACAAGACGACTTATTGACAAATCATGCTATATCTGTGCTTGATTTAATAGTGGGCACAGAGTTTAACTTTCAAACTATATCAGGGAAAAATTTGCTAGTAAAAATTAAACCCAAAACACAGCCATATATGCAAATACGTTTACCCGGTCAAGGCATGCCAATTATGAATTCTGGTAACTATGGCGACCAGTTAATCTTGTTAAAACCTTATATTCCTGATAATATAAGTGACGATATAATTGATAGTATTTTACGTAATAGAGGAAATTAAATACACAAATGAATAACTCACCCGAAATTGAAAACATCATCGAACAGTCTATTGCTTATGCTAAGGAACATAATCATGAATATGTTACTATTGAGCATTTGCTGTTGGCACTTATTACGTTCCAACCATTTAAAAAGTGTTTGATGAGTTATGGTGTAGATGCTGAATTAATGGCTGATGAAGTCGGCGCATATGTAGCAGGTCTACATGCTATCGAATCAAAGGAAGAAGATGTAAATCCACGCAAGACTAATAGTTTGGAGCGTGTGATGAATCGTAGCGTTACACAAGTATTGTTTACTGGTCGTAGACAGGTAACTACTGTTGACTTGTATTTGAGTATTGCTGCTGAAGGTAATAGTCATGCACACTACTTCTTGTTGAAGTATGGTGTTAACAAGAATGATTTCTTGCAGCACTGGCAGAAAACTTACAAGGGTGCTGAACATCTGCAAAATCTCACAGAGACTCAAGCAGACGAAATTCTTGAAGAGTACACAACTAACCTAACTAAGTTGGCTCGTATGGACAAGATCGAACCAGTCATTGGTCGCGTACAAGAAATTGATGACATCATCAACGTATTGGCAAAGCGTTTCAAGAGCAACGTATTGATGGTCGGTGATCCTGGTGTAGGTAAGACTGCTATCGCAGAAGGTATCGCACGATCAATCGTATTAGAAGAAGTTCCTGAATTCCTTAAGGGATATGAATTGTATAGTCTTGAAGTAGCAAGTTTGCTTGCTGGTTCGCGCTATCGTGGTGACTTTGAAGAAAAGGTCAAGAACGTTATTGAAGCATTAAGTGCCAAGAAGAAAGCAATTCTGTTTATTGACGAAGCACATACTATGAAGAACGCTGGATCGTCAAATAACGGCAGTGTTGATTTTAGTAACATGATCAAGCCTGCAATTACTAAGGGTAACTTGAAGGTTATTGCTTCAACTACTTGGGAAGATTTCTACGAGAGTTTCGAAAAGGATCGTGCATTGATGCGTCGATTCTTTAAGGTAACTGTAGATGAACCTAGCGTAGAAAGCACTAAGCGTATTCTATCAGGACTGGCTGCACGATTAAATGACTTCCACGGTGTCAATATTCATGAGGATGCAATCGGTGCTGCTGTAGAAAGTGCTACACGTTATATTAGTGATCGTAAGAATCCTGACAAGAGTATTGACTTGCTTGACGCAGCCTGCGCAAAGCAAAAGGTACTTGGTAATGAAGGCGCTATTATCACTAAGCAAATGATCTTTGATCAAGTTGAAAAATATACTGGCGTACCTGCTGACAAGTTGAGTGGCGATAACTTTGATCGCATTACTAATCTTGAAAGCAATGTCAAGGATAAACTCTATGGTCAAGATGAAGCAGTTGACAGCGTACTTGAACGTGTATATGTAAGTTTTGCCGGAATCAACAATGAAACTAAACCCATAGCAAGTTTCTTGTTCCTTGGTCCAACGGGCACTGGCAAGACCGAACTGGCAAAACTGTTGAGTAAAAATCTCGACATGCCTTTGCTCAAGTATGACATGAGTGAGTACAGCGAGAAGCACTCTGTAAGTTCATTGATCGGTCCCCCTCCCGGATATGTTGGTTTCGGCGACAGTCAAGTACAGGGTGGTCGTTTGATTAGCGACTTGAGTAAGAACCCACACGCTATTATGTTGTTCGACGAAGTTGAGAAGGCGCATCCAGATATCTTCAATATCTTCTTGCAGATTCTTGACGAAGGTACTATCACTGGTAGCAATGGTAAGAAGGTCAGTTGTAAGAACACATTGATCATTTTGACTAGCAACCTCGGTAGTGCTGACGGCGAACGCAACGCTATTGGTTTCGGTGACATGACTAAGACTGGCGAAGATGATAAGGCATTGAAGGATTTCTTCAAGCCTGAATTTAGAAATCGCTTGGATAAGGTTTGCAAGTTCAAGAAACTTGACATGTTGTCAATCAAGAAGATTGTTGTTAAGTTTACTGAGGATGTTAAGAAGTCATTACTAGAGAAGCACAACATTACGCTTAACTTCAGCGAGCCTGTCATTGAGTACTTGGCTGAGAAGGGATATGACAGTAAGATGGGCGCACGTCCTCTAGCACGTAAGATTGATGAACTCATTCGTGTTCCTCTTTCAAAGAAGATTCTCTTTGAAAAGATCAACAATGCTAACATCATGGCTAACGTAGTAGACGATTCTGTTGATTTCGTTGTGACTAACAAAGTTACTGCTAAGGTTGGAGAAGATGGAATTATCCAAGTTGAAAATTGAAGCTAGAAATAAACTCTACTACAATAAGTTTAAATACAAGGCTGTGTGCAGTATTCAAGGTGCTGCATACACCTATTATACGAATGATATTGACACGTTTATTTCTAGAATGGACAGACTTAAAGAAAACAATAACATCAATAGATATGGTGTAAGAACCATAGATGAAAAATGGAAGGTCTATTGGGAAGAAATCAATATTGATCGTATCAGTCAGTTTCTTACTTGGCGAAATATAGTAGATAAAGAAAAGTGTATGTACAGAATTCAAGGAGATACTGTTAGTTTTTTCAGTAATGATTTAAGATTACTAGAAAAACTGCGTAGTATAGATCCTTACGTGACTTTTACAAAAGCTGAACAATTGAATCCTGATATATTATACTTCAAAAAGCAACCTAAACATCAGTATAGAACATTTTTCAAGGGTAAGCGTGTCCCAGAAGGATTTCACGATAGTGTGCTAGAATTTGCAGAAAGATATCCAAACGTCAAAATCAGTCAGGGTTTACTGACATACGCAAGAATACGCAGAAACGCATATAGCAAATTCATGTATATGCATGGTAGTTACCACGTAGACTACAATGACGCAAGTATGCTGTCCGTATTACACATGCTATTTCCTGGCATGATAGCCAAAACATATTCTTTAGCCAAACAACCATAATACTGATAAATACTCTAATAGAATGGAGTGTTTATGGCTAAAATCGTAGAAGATGTCGTTGTCATAAAGTTCAGCAAAATCGTTAAAGACAATGACAAGGAAGAAACTGCTCGTATAGCAGGAAAAGACGTTGAGCAAGCATTAGAGCAAGTTGCCCAAGAACTAGTGGGCGATGGCATTGTAGTTGAGGTTCAGAAAGTCTAATGAGCCAGCAGACTACATTAATACTATTTCCGCAGACCACCTATAATGGTGGTGGCACTGCTAATGTTTATTCATTAACTAGCAATGCTCAACCTGCTGCTGCTTATTATTTAGGCAATCAGGATTTGCAGACTATTAATATCAAAACTTCTAACTTTACTGGTAATATTGTAATTGAAGCAACACTAAGCTCAAATGCACAGACCAATGAGTATTTTGAAGTATATAAATCAAGTAATAATGCAAATGCCAATTTAAGCATGTATACTAACATCGATGGCAACTTTGTATACATGAGAGCGAAAATAGAAGATTTTCAATTTGGTGTTGTCAACTTTGTTAAGTTAAGTTATTAATATGGAAACAATTGCTATATATCCAGGACGCTTTCATCCTTTCCATAAAGGACATGCATCAAGTTGGAAGCAACTTGCTGATGAGTTCGGAAGAAACAATACCTATGTAGCAATTAGTCAAAAACAAGAAGCACCTAAAAGTCCTTTTAGTGCAGAAGATCGTGCTAAGATGGCAATGATATCAGGTATACCTAAAGAAAATATTATTAGTGTGGCTAATCCATATGGCGGCACAGAGTATATAGAGCGTTTTAGAAAAGCAGGCATAGACCCTGAAAAAACTATATTAGTATTTGGCGTCAGTAAAAAGGATATGGAAACAGATCCTAGATTTACGTTCCAACCTAAGAAAGATGGTAGTGCTGCTTACATGCAACCTTACAAAAAAGGTTCACATGCACCAATGACACAACATGCTTATGTTGTAGCAACCGATGTAGCAGATTTCCCTATAGCAGGACAAAGTATGCGCGATGCTAGTGCTATTAGAAAAGAATACGCAGGTGCTAGCGACGAGAAAAAATTAGAAATACTTACAGACCTATATGGTGACAAAGGTAAGTTGCTCAAATCAGTATTTGATGAAAAACTAACTCAAACTACTGCACCTGAATTAATTAAACAGATTAAACCTAAGCTTAAAACAGCATCACCAAAGCAAAAAGAAAAGTTTGCTGAATTGCTTGAAGCATATCTCAATAAACACGCTAAACCTATTAGCCCAAACAACAGTATCAACAGCGATTATCTGCCAGAAAAATAATTAGGCACTACTTTCAGAATGTAAATATCTATACATTTTGAGAGGATAACATGGCAAAAAAAGATAAATCTAAAACAGAAGAAAAGACCGTACCCGTAGAAAAGGTACAAGAAATCGTTGAACAGCAAAAGCAAGAGCAGGCACCGCCCGCACCAGGACAAAACCAAGTACAAGTAAATGTAGACTTTCTTAAGACTACCAGAGTTCATATAGCAATGCCATGTTACGGTGGTATGCTTACTGAGTCTACATTTATGAGTTTCATTAAGTGGGCAAATACTGCCCGTCAGCTTGGTATTGATTGGACATTGGAAACAATGGTCAATGAAAGTTTGATTAGTCGCGCACGTAACACATTGACTGCAAAGTTTCTTGATATGCCAGATGCTACGCACTTGTTCTTTGTCGATGCTGACATAGGTTGGGAACCATGGCACTTGTTAGTTCTATTGAACAGAGATGTAGATGTAATTGGTGGTCTGTACCCCATGAAGACTATGCCGATTAAATGGGTAGTCAATGGTTTTGAAGGTGCAGAAGAAGGCCCAGACGGTCTACAAGAAGTTAGCAAGGCTGGTACAGGCTTCTTATTGATGAAGAAGCATGTATTTGAAAAGATGAAGAGTCACCCTGCAGTTAAGCAGTATAAGAACGATATCGGTTTAGATCCAAAGTATGATCAGCACTTAAAGACATACTTTGATACAGCAGTTCGTCAGAACCGTTACTATTCAGAAGATTGGACTTTCTGCGAAAACTGGCGCGATCTTGGTGGTCGTATCTGGGTAGACAAGCGCGTATTGCTACGCCATAGTGGTAGCTATGTGTTCTGTATGGAAAATCAACAGTATTTGATGGACAATATAGGACCCATGTACGTACAAGCACAAGAGCAGAAAAAAGCTCAATAAGAAAAGGCCCCGAAAGGGGCTTTTTCATTTATGAGTAGGATTCCGTTTTATAGATAAATACTATATTATTGCGGAATTAGTATATGAAAATCAAAGAACTTACAGAAAGTACAACAGCAGGAGCAGTAGCTAGTGTTGCTATGCCAATGGGCGGTACACAAAAACGCGCCGGCTCCATGTTCAAGGGTAAAAAAACCAAGAAGAAGTTTTACGAAGGTAAAATGAAAGACCTAGCATATGACATGCAGCATATGGACAATGGCAATTTTCAAAAGAAGTACGGTAAATCTAAAGAAGAATTAAAAAAGGTATTAGGAAATCCTCCTAAAGAAAAGCCTGTTAGCGAAGCAGAAATAAACGAAGATGATTTAATACTAGTTCCTGGTCATGGTAAGAAATTAAAGCCTGGATTTATACCACACGATAAAGATAGAACAGATCATGAAGTAGAAATGGCACGTAGCGATCTATTTCAAGCTGCCAAGAATGCTCAAAAAGTTTATGAATTAATCAAACACACAAGCGAAGAAGAAGGTCTTGAGGGCTGGGTACAAGAAAAAATTATCAAAGCAAATGACTATCTTAATACTATACGTGAGTACCTAGAACACAAGACCTATATGAACGAGGGCGGCGGAGTAATAGCAGGTGGCATGAGCAACTTTGAAGAAGGTAAGTGTCCTAAGTGCGGTGGTGTTGCTTACGGCGAAGAAAAGATAGCAGAAGCAAAAGATGCTTGTTATCATAAAGTGAAGAGCCGTTATAAAGTATGGCCATCAGCATATGCTAGTGGTGCATTAGTCAAGTGCCGTAAAGTAGGCGCAAGCAACTGGGGCAACAAGAGTAAGAAATGAGATATCGACAGATACTAGAAGCATGTTGGAAAGGATACACACAGAAAGGCATGAAGTCTAAAGGTGGTCGTATGGTTCCAAACTGTGTGCCTGTATCTGAGCAAGAATTAGAAGAAGATTTACGTAAGTGGTTCAAAGAAAAGTGGGTACGTTTTGGACCAGATGGAAAGATTCGCGGACCATGTGCTAGAGGTAGTAAGGGCGAAGGTAAGCCTAAGTGTTTACCACAAAGCAAAGCACATGCATTGGGTAAGAAGAAACGCGCAAGTGCAGCAGCACGTAAGCGTAGAGAAGATCCTAATCCAGAGCGTAGTGGCAAAGCAAAGAACGTAGCAACAAAAAGTAGTAGAGATAAGAAATGAGTAGTATCATAAAAGGCATAACAGACGAACAATCTGTAATCAAAACAGAACCACAAGTACAAGTACCTGGTTATGGCACCATGCCACTTGATATGCTAAAGCGTCATGTACAATCATTGAGTAAAGATTTTAATGATAGTATACAGAAAGGTGAGTTTCTAAAAGCAGCTTATCGTACAGAACAATTTTATAACGCATTGATGGCACTTGCTAAAGCACTTAAGCAACAAGATGTAAGTGAAACTACAAGCACAGGTACAACAGCAGGTAGTGCTGGTATTGGTGGCGGGGTAGGATTAGGTATCGACAAGAGTCCAATGGAAAAAGTATTGGAGAAGCCATTAGGTGAAGATAACTCTAAACAATTATCAGTACAAGAATTGGCAACTATCAGTGATGAAGCATTAGACAAAGCATATGGTTACGGTCGTAGCAGCCCAGGCAATACATTTGGTTGGCAAGCAAATCTTATGTCAGCAGCCTATGCTAAAAAGATGATTGATAGTGGTGTTACTGATATTGAAAAGATTAGTGATGCTATTCACAAAGGTTGGAATGTTACAGCACAAAAGTTCGTACAAGACCCAGATCAATTTAGTGATACAGAAAAATTGCGTCAAGCAGGAAAACTTGATGCTAAACTACAACAAAGAGCAAAGTTGATGAAAATAAACTATGCTCAACTAGATAATGACGAACAAGAAAAAGATCGTGTTGTAGCCCGTGCTTTATTAAAGGCTTTAAAAGGTGAAGAACTTAATAAAGCAGAGAATACTACTGAAGATACATCATACGCAAGTGGAATGGGTCAAGGTGGTTATGCTGGACAAGCACGCCGTAAATATACTCCTAAACCAGCTGGCACCAAAGAAAGTGCAGTAATGAAGGGTATACAGGCTGAAGGCGCTGTAACACGTTGGAGCAAAGAAAATCCTCCTCCACCAGAATTATTATTGAATACACTAATACAAATACTAATGAATCCAGAAAACAAAAAGAGTCCACAAGACTTGATTAGTTTATGGAATGAAAAGTATGGACTAAAACATACATTAGGTGGTCTAAGACAGTATGCTCAAAATGACTATAAAAAAGCCGAGTTGAGCAAAG